TGCCGTTTAGAAGCTATGCTGACCGAAGACAGCCGTACCGCGGAGCTCGAATCAAAGATCGAAGAGCTTGAGTCGCAGATCGAGTATTACTCTGACCACGAAGACCGTATCAGCGCGCTAGAAGACACAGCCGCAGCAAGCGACCGTTCTCAATTGGTCAAAGACTTAACCACAATCGTCGACCGCAGAGTTCACGAACTCGCATCACGCGGGCGCTTACGTATCTACGTTGCATCCTCCGACCCTAACACCACGGTAAATAATGATGAATATGCTAGAAGTGTTTAATAAAGTAGAAGCACATTTGTTGGCGCAGGGTGTGAGGTCTATTAGAAAGTCTCTAATACAAGACACGTGCGCCTATAGAGGAGCAGGCGGTCTGCGCTGCGCCGTAGGCTGTTTAATTAAAGATGAGGCTTATTCTAGAAGTTTAGAAGGCATAGCTATGTGGGCCGATGAAAAGGAAGAAGATCGCCAGATGCTACTTGAAGAAGCGTTAATAAAGTCTGGTATTGATCTAAAGCCAGCAACAACGTACATGCTTAGTGACCTTCAGTATTTACATGATCGAAAAAAACCAAAAGACTGGAAGCAGGAACTACAAAAGCTGAAGGTTAAATACTTTGGCATCGACACATAAAACATATGTGTCGAAAAAACTGCAATTGATCGACATAACAAACCGTGAAGAAAGTATCGTGAGTAAAGGTAGTAGACAACGCCCCACAAACAAACAGTCATTTGACGACAACTTTGACAAAATCTTTAATAAAAAAGGACAAAAAACCATGAGCCGTATGCCGTGTAGCATTACCGACGATCCGTACAATGACGCTAGCGACTTTTTCGAAGGGAAAGGAGTGTACAAACCATACGTCCCCAGTGAAGCAGACGCAGAGTACGACAGGATGGTCGAAGAGACTCTTTACCCAGAAAAATAAATATATGTGTTGTACTAATATATTAGCGTTGATACTATTTCGCTCTTACTAGGAGAGTATGATGAGTATAGATACTGCTACACCACAAGACTGGAACAAAGTCACAGCAAAATATGTCGACCCATATGACATGCCCCCTAAAGAAGACCTCGTTAATAGCCCCGCGCACTACAACAACGGGTCAATCGAATGTATTGATTACCTAGCGGACAGCCTTGGCGACGGGTTCTCCCACTACCTTGAAGGGTCAATCAAAAAATACCTTCACAGATATCGCTACAAGAAAAAACCTGTAGAAGACCTTCGAAAAGCCCGCTGGTACTTAGATCGGTTAATCGCTGAAGAAGTTAGAGCAGGCAAATGACCACGCCGTTTACTGACGTAGACGCAGCAGTAGCCGAAGGACACTTCATACAGCACTCCCTTAACAAAACAGCCTACATCGTCTGTGATGACAAAAGCCTTTTATTTGTTCTTACAGACGACCAGTACAGCCGCGATAAATGGTGCGGCTTCGCAGTCCTCGAAATCTTTCACCCTGGAGGGTGCCATGAAAACAAAAGAGTTTTTTCAAAACCTACCTAGCTTAGCAGCTGACGGCGTAGACCCAGAGTTCCACATATACACTGCCGTGTGGATCAAAACCCGGATGCCAGAAGCATACAATGAGCTCAGATCTAGCTTCAAACACATAGAAAACGAAATCTACGCGCAATACGCGTGTGATGACGCACACTCGGAGCAGCCGTTCTAATGCTAGTCACTCTCGACTTTGAGACATACTTCGACACCAAAGTGTCTCTTACCAAACTTACTACGATGGACTACGTACGCCACGAGAAATTTAAAGTGTGGGGCGTAGGCATCAAGATCGATCATGATGAAACACAATGGTACGGAGAAGACGAAGCGGAAGAAGCTATTCAAGCTATAGATTGGTCAGAGGCAACGCTTGTTTGCCACAACACACCATTTGATGGTTATATTTTAACCAGGTACTACGGCGTCACACCAAAATTCTATGTAGATACAGCCGCTATGGCGCGAGCCTTAGCTCCTGGCCAGTCGGCCAGGCTCAAAGACTGCGCGATACGTCAATTCCCAGACGACGAGACAATGCGCAAAGGTGAAGAGCTCATCAATGCAAAAGGTATCTATGACCTCGACCCGGAGACGGAAGAGGCGCTCGCTGGCTACTGTATACAAGACGTAGATTTAACCTACGCGCTCTACAGAGCGATGATCAACAAGATGCCACTTAAAGAGCTCGAGCTAATTGACATCACCTGCCGCATGTTCTGTGAACCAAAGCTGATCGTGAACCGTGAAGCGTTAATCGCGTTTCGTGACCAAGAAATGAAAAGCAGCGAAGACGCAATAGCCGCTAGTGGTATAGCCCGCAAGGTTCTCAGCTCTAACCAACAGTTTAATGACTACATCATCAATATGGGCATTGTACCGCCTACCAAAGTTAGCCCTAGCACAGGTAAAAACATCCCTGCACTGGGCAAGAACGACAAAGCGTTCACCCAGATGCAGAAGATGTACCCTGAACACCAGCATATCTGGGATGCACGAACTGCGGTAAAGAGCCGCATCAACGAGACCCGAGCTCAGCGCTTCATTGATGCAACACACGATGACGGCACCATTTCAGTACCCCTGCGTTATTACGCAGCGCACACCGGGCGCTTCGGTGGTACAGAAAAAATTAACATGCAGAACATGCCGCGTAATTCACCACTGCGCAAAGCGTTGTGTGCCCCACCGAATAAGTTAGTCTTCGTTGCTGACTTATCTAACATCGAGGCGCGCATGCTTGCATGGCTAGCTGACGAAGACGAGCTTCTCGAGCAGTTTAGGAATGGAGATGACATCTATAGCAACCTAGCAACAAAGATTTACCGCAGACCTATTAACAAGCACGACGACCCAACCGAACGGTTCGTGGGCAAGACAGCGGTGCTCGGTCTAGGCTACGGCATGGGCGCGCCAAAGTTCCAAGCAACGCTAGAAGCTGGTGCGATGGGGCCAGCCATGAAGTTCACCACAGACGAGGCGTACGAGGTAGTAAATACATACCGCAATACATACCCCGGTGTACAAATGCTTTGGAAAAAGCTCGAACTCAAACTTGCTAATACTATTAATCCGTCTTACACCGAAGACTGGCACGGGTTGTTTTTTCACGATAAGAAGATTTACCTGCCCAACGGCTTAGCCCTTCATTACAACAACCTTCGCTATGAAGGGGGCAAGCTTACGTACGACTCACGCACTACTGAGTCTACCTGGGGCGGGCGCATCACAGAAAACGTAGTACAAGCACTCTCTAGGATTATCGTTACTGACGCTATACTTCGCATACAAGCAGACAAATCATTAGACGCAGATGTTGTCCTAACTGTGCACGATGAGATTGTTTTAATTAGCAATGATATTAATCCAGATGCTACAATGGCAAAACTAATTGCGCACATGTGCACGCCGCCTTCCTGGGCGCGCGATCTCCCATTAGACGCCGAAGGCGGGTATGACGTTAACTACAGCAAATAAACAGTGTCTAGGTTAGTACTAACACTAAAATTAGACGGACAAGTCATAATTCACAATGACGACGGCGTTCTGGCGAAAGTAAAACTCTCAAAGGTTGACAGAAATCAAGTTCGGCTAACATTCGAAGCTGACTTAAATATCAAGATTGACAGACAGGAAGTCTTCGACAAAAACGCTCTCCTCACCAAATAATATTAGCGCTGGTATTTAACGCGTGCTAGTATTGTTAGCTCTGTAGGAGGAGCCATGCAACTTACATTTCTAGAAGCCGCCAATGGACAGCGGCTAAGCAAACGACACTGTCCTAAAAACGGATTCACCCCGTACCCCCACGTTAAAAGCGTTACATCTCACGAACACTCACTCCCCATTGATGGGACGGGACTCGTAATGCTTGAACGCCTCATTCGAGACCATAGTGACCTAGGTCACTGTTTACTTAAAGGTAACTTAAAACGCCCCATACAAAACGAATCGCGAGCAGGTAAAACTGATCGTATTGGGTATTCCAATCTACTCGTCTTAGATATTGATGGCATTACGTTACCTGGACACACTAACCCAAAGGTTTTCACAAGCAAATGTGTCGGCACCCTTGCCAAAACAGTACTGCGTGAACTCCCGCCTCAAGTACAAGACTGCAGCTTCATCGCACAAGCGTCTGCAAGCCTTGGCCTGAAAGGTGACAAAGTATCGTTACATATATTTATGTTGTTAAAACACGCTATGCCTGCGAAAGCTGTCAAGCTTTGGCTGCAAGCCGCCAACTTTGAATCCAACCTATTCTCATCTCAGCTAGAGCTGTCATCAAATGGCCATTCACTCAAGCACACACTAGATGTAAGCGTAGCTGACAATTCAAAACTAATCTTCATTGCTCCTCCTACCTTTGAAGATGGAACCCACGATCCGTTCAGTTCCCCTGCTGAGCGGATCGTGCGTGTTTCTGGCTTATCAGACACCCTGGATCTCGCAGGTTTGATGAACAACATTAGCCCCGAAGTTGTTCACCAAAAAAGCAACGAACATAAAAACAGACTGCGCGTAGCTAGAGGCTTCAGCGCAAAAAAAGAACGGCTAACTATAGCCACGGTAGACAACAAGTCAGAAGAAATCCTGACTAATCCAGACCGAATGTCGATACAGATTACTGACGATACAAACCCCCCGTATATAAGATGTAACGTAAACGGCGGCGACAGTAATGCTTACTACTTCAAGCTTGAAGACCCAACGTACATGTACAACTTCAAGGGCGAGCCAATCTGGTCTATCGAACAAGCTGACCCTGACTTTTATAAATCACTTTTTGATGTCTATCAGGAAGAGATGGCAAAAGAAGGCCGCGCCTGTTTCCCAGTAGCAATGCGTGATTTTTATACAGACACCTACTACAACGGTGTGTTTGACCCTAACCTTAACCAATTCAGTGACGAGTTCCCGCTCATGCCGTGCTCTTCAGCAAGCATTGAAGGATTCATGCGGTCACATGGCCGCTCGAAGCCAGATTACATCCCTGACGCAAGAGTAATCTTCGACCCTGCGTCTAATGATGCAGGCGTCAACCTGACTAAAGTGCCATACCACATCAACATGTTCCGCAAAACGGAATACATGCTATCAAACCGTGAGCACGAACCGCTAAGCATGGGTGACGCAGCTAAGATCGCTGACTCATGCCCACTGATCTACAAGCTGATGACTCACATCTTGGGGGGACAAAACCTCGAGGTTGAGCACTTCACCAACTGGTTGGCATATATCTTCCAAACCAAGCGTAAAGCAATGACTGCCTGGGTGCTACAAGGCGTCCCTGGCACAGGTAAAGGTATCTTCTACACCAAAGTACTCAGACCACTGTTCGGTAACGAGCACGTACCAATGCGCGCATTACAAAATATCGAAGAGCAGTTCAACTTGTACATGAGACAAGCGCTGTTCCTGGTAGTTGATGAGTTTCACATGGCTTCAGCTAACGCAGGCACTGTAAAAATTGCTGACAAACTCAAGAACGCTATTACAGAAAACACGATGACCATCCGCGCAATGCGTTCTAACCAGGTTGAAATGCCTAACTACACAAATTTTATCTTCCTCACCAACCGTATAGATGCCGTGAAAATCGAGGAGGGGGACAGGCGATACAACATCGCTCCGAGACAAGAACAAAAACTAGAGCATGTGTACCCAGAAGTTATCGACGGCATCGATGACATCAGCAAAGAGTTACACAAATTTGCTGCGCTACTACGTAATTACAAAGTTAATAAACAGCTAGTACATACGCCTATCGCTAACAACGCTAAAGCCCAAATGGCTCAAGTGACCATGTCTGTCATGGAAGAGTTCTTCGCAGCCGTACGCCACGGCAAGCTATCGTTCCTTACGGATATCTTAGACATCAGTCTTACTAACGTGCTTCAAGGACAAGAGATTACTACCGCACAACGTTTTGTTAAGCAGTGGATTGCAGAATCGCAAACTGAGTACTCAATAATACCTATGGAGCACTTGCGTGTTGTGTATGGCGTACTCACTGACGACCGTATATCACAACGTGAGTTCATCAAACGCGCAGAACGTAACGGACTGAGACGCGAGCGTAGAAGATTGCATAACGCTAATCGCCACGATAACCCAACGCGCGGCGTAATTGTTGAGTGGCGCATCGATGACGAACAGTTAACTGAACTTACTGACAAGTACTTTGACGATAAAGATCGCAAGTTACTCGCTGTTAATAACTAATTATATTAGTTATACTAATACCTGCAAACTAATACAAATACTTAGGATTAAAAATGATCAAGCTAACTCAGGACAAGAGTGCGCAAGACCTTCCCGAATTTGAAAAGCCAGAGGTATTAGGTGATGTTAGAGCCTGGAGCTACTCAGCGCTTAAAGTATATGAAGACTGTCCTTACCGCACGTATATCAGCCGTGTTAAAGGAGTTAAAGAGCCTAGCGGTCCAGCTGCAGACAGAGGTACGCAAATCCACCAATACGCTGAAGACTACGTCAACGGCACACTGGGCGAAATGCACGAGTCTCTTCATAAGTTTAAAAGCCAGTTTGAAGAACTGCGTGAACTTTATATCGACGCGAAAGTAGAACTTGAAGGTGAGTGGGGTTTCGACCTCGACTGGGCAACAGTCGGATGGATGCAAAAAGAAACCTGGGCACGTATCAAACTTGATGCTCTCGTACAAGAAGATGAAACATCTGCCCGTGTAATCGACTATAAAACAGGCAAGAAATTCGGCAACGAAGTGTCACATGGCCAACAAGGCCTCTTGTATGCCATAGCTACCTTCTTCAGATACCCAAACGTGCAATTTGTACAAACAGAGTTCTGGTACTTAGACCACGGCGAAACAACTAAAAAACAATACACGCGCGCCCAAGCAATGCTATTTGCCCCTGCATATCACAGGCGTGCTATTAAAATGACAACCGAAACAGAATTTGCTCCGACGCCTAGTAAAGACGCGTGCAGATGGTGTTCGTTCCGCAAGGGCGATAACCCTGAATGCACGTGGGGTGTTGATTAAACACTGTATTCCTCCCTGAAGTGCCCCTTGCCCTAATGACTGTATGTATTAGGGCTTTTTTATTCCCGATCGGAATTCAAATGATCCTCATGAATCGTGAAGAGAGAATCCCTATGAAAAAGTTACTTATACGCTTTGGCTATGCAATCGCAGTAGCCGCTTTACTCACAATCTTCGCGCAGATGCTAGCAGTCGGCTTGTACGTATTTGTACTAGTCGCTGTTGTATGCACTGTTGCGTACTTTCATCTCAGGACAAACGAATGACATTACTTGCAGTACTACTAAACGCCGCAGAAATCGCACTAATCATAATCACATTATTAGGAGTCATCTATGATTACAGCAGGGCTACTTTCAGCAGCAGGTCTCCTGTTCCTGATCTTTAAATTTGGTGTGCGCCGAGCTATCTCTTTTGATATCCCGCTCGATGTCGCATGTACCGGCCTCCTTATGTTCCTGTTCGCAGGGACATTTGGCGGCATGATGGCTGCAATGGTCGGCGGCCTCGCCATATCCATCACGCTACTCATCATGAAACGCACCATGACTCGCGAACAACTCATGTTCGTTAAAACCAAAAAATTTCCCTACCGATCTTTTCGGTGGGTGGAGGTTGACCCATGATAAGCGAAATATTAAATGCCCTAGTAACACTGCTCGCTGTTGTCTTAACCGCCTTAGCATTCAAAGGAGCCTGGCTAATTGTCCAAGACAAAGAAGCAGAATTCAAAGCACGTAAAAAAGAGGCAAAA